TTACTCCCTTACTGGCGGTTTACCCAGCTTTCAGCGGGCCGGGGTAGTCCCGGGGGCCATAGGACAGCCCCAGTTAGCGATGGTACACGGAGGGGAGCGGATAGAAAGACAAGCGGCCCGGGGTGAAGATTTTGGCGGGGGCGGGGGAGGCCCAACTATTAATTTACAAATAGGAATGTATGCCGGAACACAAACAGAAAAAAGAGAAATAGCTATGGAGATTTGGAAAGCGATAGGACAAATAGCTAAAAGCCGTAACGTAGCCCCGGCAGAATTGTTAAACTTTAATCAAGGAGGCTAATATGAGTTGGACACTAGGAAGCATAACATTACCAGCACCGCAAGGCTTTGAACGCCGGCAGATTGAAGTACAAACAGAAGTACAAACTTTAAGCGGTTCAACGAGGCGGGATACAACCACCAAAAAAGAACAATATGTTTTGTATTTTGAGAAGTTAACCCAAACAGAAGTAACTCAAATACTAACAGAATATAACAAAAATTTAGCAGTAGCTTTCGCTGTTAGTGAAACTAATTTAACTATACAAACGACACAAGTTTTAATTAGCTTGAAAACAAGGCAATATTTAACCCCAGGAGATGAGTACAGGGAAGATTTTGAATTGACCTTGACGGAGGTAACTTAATGCTAGGGAGCGGAATATCATCGGCGGCAATTTGGACGGCCTTTGATACCATAACCACCGCGACTGTGCGTAAGCTTAAGCATAGTTTAAAAATAGCTTGGAAGCGGATAGAGGACGCCGGGGCCACCTTTGCAGTTGTGGGGACTTCTATTGTGGGAGGAATTGATTTTGTACAGGGACAAAGTTCAATCATAACTAAGCCGGACGTTTTTAGTTACGATGACGAAACTGAAAAGGCGATGAAGATAGAATATGATCGGGAAGTTGATGAGCCTTTAGGGGGAATATCTTTAGCTCAGGCGGATATAACTTTAGATAACACCGATTTAAGGTTTACCCCTAACCAAAGCCAAACAATAGGAACAGCGATTTTACCAAACCGGCCCTTACAGGTACATTTAGGGTTTGAAGTTAGCAGTCAAGATAAGACTGTGCCGGTTTTTAAAGGTTTAAGTGATATGCCCCGGGAGGACAAGCTAAGGCGGATTTGTGAGGTGCATTGTTACGATTATTTAAAGTATCTTAATCAATACCCGCTAGAAAGCACCATATATACAGACCAAAGAAGCGATCAAATAATTTTAGATATTTTAACTACGGTGGGTTTTGGCTCTAGTCAATATGAGTTAGATACCGGGTTAAATACTATTGGCTTTGCTTGGTTTGAAAAGGGGGAAACTGCCGGGGAAAGAATAAAAAAGATTTGTGAAGCAGAAGAAGCTAATTTTTATCAAGATGAAGAAGGCATTTTAAGGTTTGAAAATCGCCGGCATTTTGCCGTTTCCCCCCATACAGATATTGTTTGGACTTTTAACGAAGATGATATTTTAAGCTGGGAAGAAGATCATACTGTATCAATTATTAATAAGTGTATTGTTAAAGCTGAACCTCGGGAAGTTAGTGATCTTGATGAAATATGGCGGGACGGAATAGCAGAAGAAGTAGGCTCAAGAGATACTTTGACTATTTGGGCTAATTTTGAAAATCCTTGTAGTGCTTTAACTGACCCGGTGGCTACTACTGATTATCTGGCTAATACTGCTATTGATGGTTCTGGGAGTGATATAACTAGCGGGGTAAGTATAGTAATGACAGCTTTTGCTCAATCGGCCAAATTAGAAATTACTAATAGCGGGGCTAGTACGGCTTATTTAACCCTTTTAAGGTTAAGAGGAACGCCGGCTTTAATAACTTCCCCGGTTAAACAAACTTATGAGGATACGGACTCAATCAGTAAATACGAAGAACACCAACTAGAAATTGTTAATGATTTTATTGCCAATGACTCTTTTGCTTATTATTTAGCCCGGGCCATAGTAAGAAAGTATAAAGACCCGTTAAGGCGAGCAAGAATTAGGGTAAGGGGTGTACCTCATTTACAACTTAAAGACAAAGTAAGAGTTTACGACCAAGATCTAGGGACTTATAAAAATTACCGGGTTATGAAGATACGGGGACAAATGACGCCTGGTTCTTTTGAACAAACAATAACCTTAAGGGAAATTACCACCGGAGAGGTTGATGGCTGGGCGATTGTTGGTACTTCTGCCGTTGAAGGTTATGATGTTGTAGGATTTTAATATGAGCAATGATCAGATAAGACAAGATAAAGCTCATCGGGTTTTAGGAGGCAAAAGCTATCAGGTTTTCGGCAACGTAACTATTGACGGGCCAAGCGGGCGGATTTTAGTTAAAGACGATAATCACGACCGGGTTTTAATTGGTTATCTTGAAGACGGTTTTGGTACGGGCAAAGATTATGGTATTAAAATAAGCCGGGAAGGTTACGACGTTAAAACCTGTACGGACGCTCAATGTATTTTAAGTTCTGCCTTTACCTTGCCCCGGGAAAGTAATATCGGATTTGGCCGCTGGAATTATACGGACGCTAATACCTATCAAGACCTTTTAGATTGTAGCTGTCAAATTGATTTTAACGACTGGCCTGACAGTTC